AGCCCTGTCATACTGGCTGACGATCAGCTTAGCTTGGTTATTGGATACCCCCAGCAAGGCTTGGACCAGCCGTACAGGGCCTTTTCCCCGGTGGGTGTGGCTGCGGTGGCAGCCCCAGGCTTCACGGCTTAGGGATATGCCTAGGTGTTCTGAGGGGTCATCATCACCGCACCAGGGGCAACGAACAGACACTTCACCCTTTTTAGTATTCGGGCCTCTGGTGACATAAGTTATGTGATGGTCTTGAAGGAACTCTTCCCAGTTCATTCTCGGTATGCAACGAGTTCAAAACAACGGGAACAGGGCCGTAGCGTTGTTGCTTGATTCCAGAACTTAAGCCACTCACTGATACTAATAGATGTGGGCCTAACCAGAACTTGATTGCCAAGCTTAACCTTATCCATCTCAACAATCAGTTCTGGTGCCATGGGCTAGCCTTTATAAGGTGGGAGAACGAATTTACTGCGGACACGCTGTGCATTGGCGTCCTGTAGCATTTTACGTCTTCCCTCCTCAGAAAGCCTTAAACAGTCAGCGACTAGATTTACCCACTCTTCGGAAGGTGCCTTTCGGCCAGTGATAACTTGATTAGTGTACGCTACGGATTTTCCAATAGCTGAAGCCAATTCTGGTTGTGTAATTCGTGCCTCAGCAAGCGCACTGCTCACTGAGGCTCCGAATTCCGTATCCCGCTTTGTGCGGCGTCTTTTCTTAGAGGGTGAAATCATCCACGGCTGACTTCTTCTTTGGTGCAACAAAAGGCGTAGTTATCGTGTGGGTATGGAGTGGTGGAGTATTCAAGGTTGGATCAAACTTATCCCCAGCAGCTTGCTTCTCCAATGAAGAGATTGAGGTATTGGCTGACATACCAGAAGCGTAGTGAGTATGCGATGCCGCACGCCCAATAAACGCTGATCGAGTAGCCCCAAGGTCAGCCGAATTGTAACTCATTGTCTGAGCTACTCCAAGACCCATGAGCGTGGCTTGTGCATAGGCATCAATTCCAGCACCCATAAAGTTGAACTGCCATCCCAGCTTGGTCTTTTCCTTAATGAGGACATTAAGGCTGGCAAAGCTGTATTCAGCCGACGAGCAGTTTTCCTGCCCATCAGTTTGGATGCAGATAACAACCTGTGTTTTCTTTTGACCCACAGACTGTTCCACAGCCTTAATTGTCTTGTAGGCTGCTTCAACAAGCGGAGTACCACCACGAGGTGTATAGTTCGCGTTGTTAAGCTTGGTGGCATCCTTGACCGGAACAGCCACACAAACCTTATCTAGGCTTTGGCTGTCAAAGGTCAGAAGGGTGAAGTCGATATCTGCCTTTTTCTCGGCTTGCAGCCCGTCTACATAGGCGTTGAACGCTTCAATAGTCGCAGGCTTGATTGAGTCCATTGATCCACTACGATCAAGTAGGAAGGTTACGAGGGTCTTCTTTGGTTTCTTTGCCATACAAACTCCTTTGGTTTGGCTCAAGAGTTAAGGCATAATTAAATTATGCCTTAAGGGCAACAGGAATCTTTAGTCCTCAAGACTTTTCCCGTCCAGCAATTCTGTCAGCATGTTTTTGCCAGCTATATTGGACTTGTAGATTCCAATGTCAGCCGTGCCCTGCATTAACAGGTCATAGATAAATACACGTCGGGTTTGACCAGGACGCCACGAGCGGCGCTCAGCCTGTTGACGGTCAATAGGGGAATCAGGTTGCTCGAAGTAGACTTGATAGTTGGCAATTTGCAGATTTAGAGAGCTACTTCCTGACTTGCTGTTGATGACCAGCACCTTACACTTGGGGTCTTCCTTAAAACGAGCCAGCTCTTTTAAGGGGTCCCGTTGCTTGCCATACACCCTGGCATGACCAATTTTCATTTCCTTTAATCGGTCGCTAATAATTGTGTTGGTGTAAACAAAGTGGTGGAACACAATCATTTTTGAAGCTTCAGGAAGCTCTTCAATCAGTTCTTGCAATATATCCAGTTTTGGATTCTCGTCGAAGCTTACCTGTAGTTTATCGTTATCTTCCCCCTTAAGGGTCATAAATCCTGATGCTAGCTGCCTGAGTTTTAGGTAGCTAGACTCGATCTCCTGATAGGCGGATTTACCCCCAAGGCCAGCCTTTTGTCGGATCTCCTCAAGGTGCTTATCGGCGTAAGCTTTGATCCCCTCAGGCGGTTTTATGTAACGGGGGATATATTGCTTTTCGGGCATATCATGAAAATCCTCCACGGCATACCTGATTGAGGAATTCTTGATGATACGTTGAAGGTCAGGAAACAGTTCTTTTTTGAAGGTGTAATCGTAACCACCCCAAAAGTTAACCTTCTCCTGGAAAAACACCTGCCTATAGAACCCAAGCGTGGGGCCTAAGGTATCCCCAAAATCTATCAAATTGAATTGTGGCCATAGGTCAGTCAGGTCTTTTCCGAACGGTGTACCTGTAAGGCCAATGCAATACTCAGATTGAGCAGATATAGCCCTCAACATCTTATAGGTCAGGCTAGTAACAGATTTAGCCTTGTGGACTTCGTCCATAACCAGGGTGTCAAACCCCTTGAACACAGCCCTCACTCGGCCCGAATCTATCATCCATTTCTTTTTACCCTTTGTATTCTTCTTCGTTTCAGAAAGCATTGCAACAGCCGACTGGTAGCAGATTACAAATAGGTCCGAATCCACATTTTGTAGAAGATGTAGGTTATGACCAGTAGTACCAACGAGTGGAGTGCAAGTGAGGCCATGCCCGTGCTTTCCTGTTTCCTCAATCCATGTTGAAACAGCCGTAATGAAAGGAACAAATACAATAGCCCTAGGCTTTTCGCCCCTATCTTTTCTGTACTTTAGAAGTGTGAGGGTTATCTTGGTCTTGCCACCACCCATGTCTATGTGGAGCATGAAGCGTTTTAGGGCTTCAAGAATAAGTAGGCAGACTTTTTGATGGAGCCAGAGGTCAGCAGAAGGTAACGGCGGTACTAGCTCGGCTAGCGCCTGATCAATCCGTACCTTAGGTTCCTCTTTCAGCCAGTCGAAGTTGTTTAACTCTCTGACTAGGAACCTTTCTACCGCTTTCTGATTTATCATAAAAAGAACGCAGGCCCGTCACGGCAGCTTACGAAGGCTCTAGGACGACGTACAGCAGCGAACGTGAACTGCTCAGGAGCCTTACCTGCATAGACCGATTACGCCGCTAGGCCGCTGAGTAGCCAGGGACACAGTCCTATCCCACGGTTTGGTACTGTGCTGGTGGTCGTTAACGGCTTACGCCTTCCACTCCCCATCGGTCTTTAATTTCTATCTGTTTCATCTAGCGTTGGTTGAAAGAACCAACACGCAAAGGCAGCACCCAAAGAAAATAAGAGGGTTACAAATGTTCCTCTTATTAGGTAGGCAGTGATTCCGCCTCCACAAGTTATACCCCACACAAACCCTGTCCACCTGTTCATAAGCAGACTATGAATATACTTTTCCATGTTCACTCCTCTTCATTTTCATCCTTAGGCAACAGCCCAAAGTAATTCCCCTTCATTAGGTGGGAATCAATAACGAACTGGCCAGTGCCAAGGTTCTGTGAAATTACCACTGTGATCTTGTCTGCATCATTTCGCCCAGCACCCACAAAAAGTCTTGCCAAACCAAGGGCATGTTCTGCTGGAGTTTGTGATAGTGTGATCGCAACATCGGCATGAGCAATCTTAGTGTAGGCTTCAGCCACATTGTCCGTACCAACAACCTTTGATTTAGATGCGCTTCTATTGCTCTGACTGACAGCAGCAATAGCCATATTGCGCTCCACTCCGATGCCACGCACATCCTTATAAATCTCATCTAGGCTGAGACGATAATTAGCTTTATCCACCTTCATCAGGTCTGGGTAATCCAGAACCAAAAGGTCAGGTATAAAGCGTTCTGTGGTTTCCAGATTATCCAAGTAGGCCCGCAACTGGGGAACAGTAAGCTGGCCAGTCGGGAACTGCTTAATGATGATGTTGTTAAGGCCACGAGCCTTATCAATTTTCTTCTCAAGCTTTTCTTGGATACCAGGGTCATCCAAGTAGAGTTCT